AGTGATAATTGTGTAGGGCTAGTCGCCATTGTCTACCTTCTGCAACTCACCTGTAGACTTGTTAAGTTCATATTCTTGTAGGTGTGGTGATACATCATCACTACGTTTTTTCTTGTTGAATATTTTATCCCAGTTATATTCAAATACTTCTTTATCTCTTATAGGTCTTTGTGAACTTCCCTTGCCCATTACTTTACCTCCAGATGTCCGCTAGTAAATAAATATCCTATAGTTCTTCTGTGTGCATTTTCCCATAGTTCTATGCGTTCTTCTCTGCTTAACTCTTTACCATTATCTATTCTATCGTGGCACATACTACATAAGTAACTTATGCGATAGTCGTGGGACTTAATGCCGACCCCTTTGTCATCTCTTAATTGATTAGAATGTGCTGCTACTATAGTGCCATCCATAATACCGCAATTCATACATGGTGCATCTTTAGCTAGTTTAAGTAGTTTAGGGTTACGATAATTACTCATCCCATCCCCATCCCATAGTTTGACCCCATACCTCTATCTGTTGTTGGTATTCTGCCATCTCACTTGTGGTGAGTTTTGTTGTAGACTTAATAAGTTCTACAGGGTTGCCACATATTTCACTCTGAAAACGCAAGAACTTAAAACCGCAAAGCTCGTGTATCTTATCTTTCTCTACCCCAAGATGATTACCTACACTTGTATATAATTCCCAAAGGCGTAAATTTTGTTCCAAACTTCTGTTAAGTTTTGTATCTGTAACTGTTACACGCCAATGTTTTGCCCAGTCAAGGTTTTTTAACTTCTCTATGAGGTTGGGTAAGTTTGCTTGTGTTAGTGACCATTTTATCATCATGCCATCCTTTAGACTTAATTATCTTGCCATCATTGAGAGTAACTTTATATTCACAATTTCCAAATAACTTAAACCAATCACTATCTTCAAATTTCATATTGGCTTATCCCTGTAGCGTAAAGATTTAGGTTGAAACCATAATGGTACAGAACCTTCCCACTCAAAGTGCCTTTGTTTATTTACAGCCATAAATCCATCTGGGACTAGTTTAGCATCAGCTTCATTTAATTTACCATCTAAAATATCTTTTTCTTTTTTTTTGTTTCTGTAGATACTTATACAATTGTCTGCAAGGTTTGTAATGGTCGCAGAACCTGCCACGTCAAACTTACTTGGCGTGTGTGTAGTTTCATCTATTGTTTTTCTGCTATGTGCAATAAGATGAATATGAATATTCAAATCTCGTGCAGCTATACACAGTTGGTCAACAAATTTCTTCTGACCGTTATAGTCATCTTCATTAATAGAACACTTCATTAATGAGTCTACAACAAAGTGCTGAATACCTAATTGCTCTGCACCGTAATAGATAACTGATAATACTGCTGTAGGATTTGTGCTGCCTAACTGGTCATACAAAAACAACTTCCCTACTACAGAATTACAAAAGTTAGTTATAGCTTCATTAGTTGGTTCACTAGTACCTACTGATTGACGGATATAGCGTGCCAAAGTACTGCGACAGCTCATTTCAAAAGAACATATCATAGTCTTGTAGTTCTCAATCAATTTAAGTGTGATATAGCTCAAAAGCATACTTTTGCCATGTCCGCTATAACCAGACCAGATAGTCGTTTCCCCTAAACGAAGCCTGAAATTTTCTGCTTTATCAAACGGAAGATACGCACCACTTTGTATTTCGCCAGTAAAATATTTAATTGTGTCATCAATAAATAAATCTGGACTTTTAATTTTACGGTATTCATCACTGTCCCTTACAAAAAAATAATTCTTAATCTTATCCTCGTTTACTACAAGACTCTGTAACTTTTCTTCTAATGACATAAATAATATGCCTCTCTTAATCTTTCTGCTGCAATCATAAGTCTATTTTTATCATTTTCTAGTAGTGGTTTTCCTCTACTTAATTCCAGAGCTGCTAAAGCAACAAGCAATGTTTCATTAGAAATAGTTTTTAAAACTGAATAAGGATTAAATGCTTTTCTAACAGGTTTAAAATCTCCAATACGTTTAGGATTAACAGCATCTAAAGTTAAACCTACAGCTCCAAGAACATCTACTGCACCACATCCTGCAAAGCAATGAATAAGTATACGACCATCTGGCATTTCCTTCAAGCCTAAACTAGCTTGTCTGTCATCATGAGCTGGACATAAACATTGATATTCACTTTCACCAGATTTGTGAGCATTTTCAAAATAACCAATAAGTTCATGTACGTTCATTAAAAGACTCCCTTAATAAACCTATATTTCTCATTTCCTCTCTTTTCATTTTCTCTCTTATCATCTTCTCTCTTATCCTCTCTAGCACTGTCCTTATATACTTTGTGTATAATTCCATGTATGTCACCATCAAACCAGTCCTTAAGACCGTTTAACATAGTAGTAACATATTCTGGTTCTTTATGCAGCCTAAAGCATACTTTTCTTAAATCTGGTAGTTCACCATTACGTTCAGATGCCAAACACCAAAGCTCAAAAAGGGTAGCTTTTTGGTCAGAAGTTAGTTGATGCCAGTCTGGGTCAGATAGAATATCACGACCATAAACCTTAAACCAGACCATAGAAGATTTGTTCTTAAAGTGCTGAAACTTGCTCCAATTGCGGACTTTCATACATTACTCCCTTTAGTTAAAATATTTCAAAAAAGACTATCATGGCTAAAAATGAAAAGCAATACATTTATTTAATATAATTATAAATATATTTTGTATATAAGTATTGTATATTTTTTTTAGGCTTGCTATAGTTCATGTGTGGTAATTAATCAACAGGAGATAAAAATGAAAACAGAACAAGAAAAGTTAGTATGGGAAAAGCAAGCATACGGTATGACTAAAGCTCAACTTAATACTATGGTAAAACAACAGGCTCCTTATGGTCAGGAACTAATGTTTGCCGCAGGTTTATTAAGTGATGCTCAAGAAGTTATTGGTGCTGACCTTAATACAGGTAATGATGGATGGGTTTCACCTCAACAAGCTAACGAAGCTAGACAATTTATTAACTGTGCCAAAGCAATTATTTTTGATGTTAAAGACCCATCACGTCGTGGTGTAATGAAGGAGAACGCATAATGAAAGACATTTTAAATCAAGCAGAAAACTTGTGGTACACAACATGGATTAATGAAGGTAAAAAAGATGAGGGTACTTGTACTTTAGGCAATTGCATTAAAACACAATACGGTAAAGTTGATGCTCCGCCTGTACAGGGCAACGTAACCAAGTACCAAACAGCACAGCCAGTATTGCAATTTTTAGCAAACAATGGCATTGTTGGTACATACTATGATGGAGTGATGGACTAATGATTAAAAAACCAAACTTTGCAAAGATGGACAAAGCATTTCAAGTAATAGCAAATGAAGTGGGTCTTGACAAAACCAAACTCATTATGATGTTTTTAACAATTTTACAAGAAGAAAATAAACTTAAGGAGAATGTATGAACTACGCAGAAGCTAAAAAGATAGTGGGCAGCCAGCCCACTTGGGCACTTAAAAATATGGTTATTGCTTTATCAACCTGTTCTTTTTTTAATACTGTAGAAGAGAACTTAAGACTTGAAGCTGCAAAAATAGTACTTAAGGGTGACCCAGCAAACAAACCAGAGCCATTTAAGCAATACGCACTTACTGGCGGCACTGGTGTTAAATGTATTATGAATGGCAATACTTGGGCAGAAAGTGAGGTTTTATAATGGAATATTCAATAGGCACTACATTTATGACTGGCGGTAAATTTCCAAGAGAATGTAATGTAATAGATGTTTTTAAGACTTATAACAAACAAAATGAGTTAGTTAAAACACAGTACTGTGCAACTCATATATTTTTGGGTCAAATTGTAACAGATTGTAGTGTTCCAGCGGCAACAATAGCAAGAGGTCTTATTAAACTAGGAGAAGAAAATGGAAAAAATTGAAGTATTACAAGAAAGATTTTTTGGTAAATTTATGTCTGTAATTATGTTAAAAAATAATACCTACATGACTTATGTTGGTAAACCAAATGAAATTAATAAATTTAACAGAAATGACCAAAAAGACCTTGAAACATTATGGTATTTAGCGTCAGTAAAAAAAGTTTAAAAAAGTATTGTATTTGTGTGTAATGTGTATATACTGTGTATATAGTAATTAATTAACAAGGAGATTAAAATGGGAAGAAATAAAGAAAGATACATTCCAGCAGGATATGTCCCTTTAGCAATTGACAATCCAGCAGACGTGGTTGTTTACACAAACAATGGTGCTGACGGTAAGTTCTCTGCCATTTGTTTTGCTGGTAAGGCTGTTAATGCTACTTGGTACTATCTTTTCAAAAATGAAGAAGCTATGTTGGCTCAAGTTGCTAAAACTGTTAATAACAGAATTACTAGAGCTGCGGAAGTTGCAAAATACAAAGCCGAAAGACTTGCTCCTACCGATATAAAAGAAGGTGACATTCTTTACTGTAGCTGGGGATATGACCAAACTAACGTAGATTTCTACAAGGTTAAACAAGTGCTAGGTAAGAACAGAGTCAAAATTGTTGCAATGAATAGCCAGATTGTCAGCCAAAGTTTAGCTACTGACTACGTTACTCCTAATGTAGAAATTGGTAACGAAATGTTAAAGGTTGTAAATGGCAAGCAAAATAGCGTAAGAATTACAAGTTATGCCAATGCTTACCTCTGGGATGGTCAGCCAAAGTACGAAACACAAGCTGGTTATGGTCACTAAAAATAGGCAAGATTTTTCTTGCCTTTCTTTTTTAACAGAGTATAGTGTGTATATAGACATTAATTAAGGAGCTTGCAATGGAAAATAAAATAATAAACAATGAATACATTTTTGTAAGTCGTGACAGTATGGATACTGCTGCTAAATATGTTAAATTATCAAATAAAAATGACATGGTAGATATTCAAGTTTTATATAGATATGGTAAGCCAAGTTATTATGCACAAAATTATAATGAATTTATAAATGATAGAAAAGCAAATAATTCTAAATTTAATTGGATAAAAAGGGAGGTAGCATAAATGAAAATTTCAACAATGATAGTAACTGCAATAGCTTTTTGGTGTTATGTAGCTTTATGTCTTTATGTGATGGGTAAGTTATCTGGAGCAATATAATGGACAGGTTCTTTAGAATTATCACTAATGAAAGGTTACAAAGAAAGTTTACACAAAGGTTCTTTTATTTGGTAAAGTGGTTTTTTATAATATTTTATGGGTATTTTATATG